GTAATCACCATAGAATTGGCAACAGGAGCGGCAGGGGCAAGCAATGATGTTGCTAACACCGCTGTATTGGTAGCTGCCGCCATAAATGGTCTAGCAGAATTTACATCTAGCGTGACAACTGGTGACGGATCGGGCGTAGTGCCAGCAACCGCAAGTGTGGCATTTACCGGTGGTGTAGATGAAGTGAAACCCGAATTAGGCACCCATTATGAGATAGCGAAGAATGACGGGTTGAGCGGTACTAAACTATCGGGCAGTAACACGAGAAAGTGGGCAACCGATACAATCACCTTTGGTGCAGGGGCAGGGGGGCATAATGCCGGTGAGATAATGTCCACCGATACTGGCGAGATACTGGAGTTTGATGTAAGTGCGTGGATTGCCGCAGGGGGTAGTGGGATAATCCTCAGTTCCCTAGTAACGCTCGACCAAGCACCTTTTGCCAACCAAGCAGGGTATACCTTGCATCTGTTTACTGCTGCGCCAACCGTCATCGCTGATGATGCGGCATGGGTACTGGTAGCGGCAGAGTTGGCAACCTATATCGGCAAGCTGGACATATCCAGTATGGTGACAGGCACCAATGCTTCGGCGGCCTTAGACATAGGCCACAACCTTGATTTTACCTTGGCAAGCGGTAGCACCAAGCTGTACGGGCAACTCGTCTGTAAAGGCACCGATACCACCGTAAACACCAAGATAATGACGGTCAACCTCGGCATAGCGGCTCTGTAGGGTGGTGTTGATATGACACCGATAATGAGGCAGATACTACTATCTGGCAAGAAAAACTATATCGGCATACGGCACACGGCAGGGACGTTTAACTTCGGCATAACCAACGGTGCTAATGTGTTGTGGGTATTCCCCGATGGCACCTCATCGACAGCGGCGCAACCCAATGTTGCTGTCCCTGCTGGCGTGACCAAGTTATACGCCAGCAACCTGAGCGCAAGCGGAGTGGAATTAATAGACGGTGCAAGTAATGCCATCGTGACGAGTCAACTAAAGGATTTTAACAAGCTGACATATTCCCTCAGTCTCGCCGACTGCTCATTAGTAACAGGTAGTTTAGCAGACTTACAGGGCAAGCTGACATACTTCCTCGGTCTCGCCAACTGCACCAACATAACAGGTGTATACACCCCTGTCGGCACGGGTACACCAACCACGACAACCCTATCTAACACAGGGTTATCAAGTGCCGATATGGACAACACTCTGATAGCTTATGCCGCCGCTACTAAAGATAACGGCACTTTTACCGCCGCGGGCATGACACGGACAGCGGCAAGTGATGCGGCAGTAGCAACGCTGACAGGCAGGGGATGGATTATCTCAGGCATAACCAAAGAATAGCGAGGTGACAAGATGGCAGACTTAATACGCAAGTTTACCCCTGCGGCAACGCTGATAGCGGGCGGCAAACTGATAGTGGACAGCGTAAAACATGTATACACCATAGACCCCAAGACATTGGCAAAGGGAGAAGAAGTGCTGATGTCGCATACAGAGTTTATTAATGGGATGAAAAATCTTAAGGGTGTGCCGGTGACGATAACCCCTGATGGCAAGCAACCGATATTTCCCGATATCGAAGCGGAGGAATTGAAACCGATTGAGGAATTTAAGCTATCGGTTTAGCGGATATGGCATAATATGGTATAGTATAGATGAGGAGGGATTGTAATGAGCGATTTTAAGGCCACGGGTGATTTGGGAGATTTGCCCTGTGATTGGCTGAAGGAAATTAACTGGGGAGATGGCACACTCACGGGTAGTTTGGCAGATTCGCCACGTACGGAAGACCTTGAACAAGACTTGGAACGAGATGTAAAAACTACCTAGCTATCGGTTTAGCGAATATTGAACAAGGCCACCCTTTCGGGGGTGGTCTTTTTATTGGGGTGAAAGTAGGTGATTACATGGGCCTTAAATTGATAACCGCTCCGACTGTAGAGCCCGTCACACTGAGTCAACTTAAAAGCCACCTCAGGCTAGACGCTGGTTCGCTGGCAGAGAATATCACTAGTATCCAGGGTATCACCACAGCCAGCCATGATGTGGCCGCCGCCTACAGTCTGGAAGGCACGGCGGTGGAGGTGTTAGGTTATCAGGTGGTGGTCATACTGGACTCCGGTACAAATCAGGCCGGTGGCACAGTGGACGTCAAGTTGCAACACCGGGATACGACTGCTGATACTTGGGTGGACGTAACGGACGGAGCATTTACCCAGGTAACGACAGCAAATCATAACGCGACCTATGAACTGGATTACACGGCAGGCAAGCGGTATTTAAGGGCAGTTGCTACTGTGGGCGTTGCGGCTTGCATATTTGGGGTGACTATCCAGACAGTATCGACGTATACAACCGAGGATACCCTGTTGAATGGGCTAATCCAGGCGGCTAGGGAGTATGCTCAGGGTTACCAGAATAAAGCCTACTACACCCAAACTTGGGAAGCTGTTTTAGATAAATGGCCCACTGAGGACTATATCGAGATTCCGCTGCCGCCCCTGGCCAGTGTCACCTCCGTCAAGTATAAAGATGCAGATGGCACGGAGAGTACTTGGGACAGCGGAAAGTATATCGTTGACACTGACCGCTTTATCGGGCGAGTGGTTTTAGCGTCGGGGGAGACTTGGCCGGAAAACAATCTTTATCCCGCGGGGGCTATTAGGATCAGGTTCGTTTGCGGCTATAGTACAACGACTGATATTCCTCAAATAGTCAAGCAGGCAATCTTACTGTTAGCTGCGTTTTGGTACGAAAACAGAGAAACCGCCGCCGACAAGGGTATGAGCGAGATTCCGTTTACAATCAAGGCCCTTCTGGGACTGGATAGGGTGATCCCGATATGAGGGCCGGCGAACTAAGGCATATAATCAAGGTCCAGTATCCAGTTGAAACACAAGACACCGCCGGGCAGCCGATACCGACATGGGTGACGTTGTTCCAAGCATGGGCGGCGGTGGAGCCGTTGTCGGCCCGGGAGTATATACTAGCCCAGCAGACCAACTCGGATATCAATATCAAAATCAGGATCCGGGCCCGGCCAGCAAGCGAGACGCGGGTATCAGCAAAGATGCGGGTGCTGTTTGGCACTAGAACCTTCGAGATAGTAGCGCCGCCCATCGAGATCGAGGAACGCAACCGGGAAGTGCAGCTGCTCTGCCGGGAGGTGTTTTAGGTGGCGCGGACGTCCAGGTCCAGCATCAAGGTATTCGGCGCTGATGAGGTCAGGCGTGCTATGGACAGATTTGGGGACGAGATGAAGCAGGCGGTAGATGAAGCTATCAAAGAGACGGCCGAATCCATCAAAGACAATGCCCAGTCGCGGGCGCCAGTAAAAACCGGGGCATTAAAGCGGGGCATCATCGTCCAGAAGTTTCAGGCCCGCAAAGACACGCTGGCCGTTTACGACATCGGCATGGACCCCAGCATGAATGAGACATTCCGTAAGCCAATACAGAATCCAAGTGGCAAAAGTAAGACTGTTTACTACCCGACCGCCGTGGAGTACGGCACCCCGCGTACCCCGGCCCAGCCGTTTTTAAGGCCGGCGTTAAAAGGGCACCGGGCCAAGGCGAAACGGGCAGTAATCGATAAGGTAAGGGTGGTGATCAACCGTGACTATTGAGGTAGCACTTAAAACTTATCTACAGTCGGTGCCCGGAGTCTCAGCATTAATCTCCACCCGCATATACCCGGAGACATTGCCCCAGGAACCGACCCTGCCGGCGCTTAAATATGACATCATCGCGATCGAGCGCCAGCACTTGATAGACTTCGCCACCATGTACATCCAGTATACCAGCGTGGCCACAACCCACCTGGGGGCCAGGGCGTTGTCTGACGCGGTGCGGAAAGCGCTGCAGCGGGAGAAACGAGTTATATCGGGTATAGAGGTCACGCAGATATCGGTGGATGATGAGCAGGGCGTAATCTTTGACCAGGGATTCAACGAGTATTACATCCAGACGACATACAAAGTTAATTATAGGGAGGAATAGTAAATGGCACAAACTAGCGTACAGACAGCCAGCACCATCAGATTCGGATCGGGGAAATTGGAAGTCGGAGACAGTGTGGCAGCCCTGGTTAATCTGGGGGCGATGCGGTCCGTTAAGTTTACTGAGGAGTTTGACAAAATCAGCATTATGTCAGATAACGCCGGGGAGATATATGCCGGTATCCGCAACCACAAAGCCATCGTCGAAGGGGAGCTCATGGAGATCAACCTGACCAACCTGAATAACCTCCGGGGCGGGATTGACTCTTATACCCCCACAGCTGGCATTGAAGTGTCGGGGCACAGTGAGGTTATAGCCAGTGGTGACTGGGCTTATGATAACCCGATTATTTTGCCGCATCAGAATGCAACCCTGGCCAAGATCACTCCCACCAGCGTTACTGGCGGAACCAATGGGCTATTAGTGCTTGATACTGATTATTTTATTGTGCAGGATCCCGGCACCGATAACTGGGGGATTGTGATCAAAGATAGTCAAACGGTAAACACATTGTCCCAGACTATCACTATTGTGTATACCTACACCCCGGCGGCATCCAAGACGCTGACATCCGGCGGCAAATTGACCATCAGTCCCAAGGTAGTACGGATAACCAATACCGATGCTAATACCAAAGTGTTCCGGATCACGGTTTATAAAGCATCCAATGCCCAAGGCATAACCCTGGAGCTGGTCTCCGACGACAGCGAGGATCCTAACGTAGTGCCCATTAAACTCGAAGGGGTGCTGGATGTAACCCGGACCGCGGGTGATCAGCTGTTTGAAATATACGATGAGCAGGGGGTTTAACCCATGGCTCAAACCATCAAGGATTTTAACCGGCTGGTACCGGAACAGCGCATAGCCCAGTTGGGCGGTAAGGAGATAGACGTCACCCGGATACCGTCCCGGGTGACCCTCCAGCTGGCCCAGTACGCCGACGATGTGGCCGAGGGCAGACTTACCCCTAGGGAACAGTTTATCAACGCCCTGGAGCCGGTGGCGTCGGTGTGCAAGCTGACCGATCCCGAGGTCACGGTTGACTGGCTGTTGGACAATACCGATTTTATGCAGCTGTCCGAGTTTACCAAGTTTGTTTTGGAACCAATCATGCAGCAGGCCGGAGGGCAGGAACCGGGAAAAAAGCAGGAATAGAGATTTGCCGGGTGTATTCCAGGGTGGCCATGTTATACAGCTACACACTGGACTATCTATTGGACCACATGACGCTGGAGCACATCATCATGCTGTACGAGTATGCCATGGAGTGGAACGGGGCCGATATCGAGAAGTACGACCCCAAACCAGACAAAGCGGAGTTCTACAAACATTACGGGGATAAGATAAAGCGCCCGGAGGGGGTGACATAGATGGGATTAATCGGCAGTATGGCAGTCGCCATTATCGGCGATATAAGCGGGCTGGATACCAGTCTCAAACAGGCCAAGCGCGACCTCAATAATTTTAACAAAGACGTAGACAAGATAGCCTCCGGCATCAGCAATATGGGCAGTAAGTTGACCATGGGGATAACTGCGCCGATAGTCGGGGCTGGTGCCGCGGCGTTTAAAATGGCCGCTGACCTGCAGGACGCCATGGGCGCGACCGATCAGATATTCAAAGCATCTGCCGACAGCATGAAAGCCTGGGCCGATGATCTCCCGACCTACTACGGGGTGGCCGAGGGGGAAGCGTTGGAGTACGCCAATATGATGGGCTCGATGCTCCAGAACATTGGCGGCATGACTGAGGAACAGGCGGGCAAGCAGGCCCAGACGTTGGTCGCTTTGGCTGGGGATTTAACCGCCATGTACGGCGGCACCACCGCAGATGCAGTCCGGGCGTTGACCGGGGCATTAAAAGGCAATAACACCATGCTGGATAACTACGGCATGGCCGTCAATGACGCCATGATCAAGACTAAGGCTATGGAAATGGGACTGTTATCTGAGGGCGAGTCCATGGACCTGGCTACCAAACAGGCGGCCACCCTAGCCCTCATCATGGAGCAGACAGGGGCCGCCCAGGGGCAGGCATCCAGAGAGGCGGCGGGCGCCTCCGGTTCTATGCGGGCGCTGGTGACTGAACTTAAAAACATCGCCACGTCTATAGGGGACGTGCTGTTGCCGGTAATCACTCCGTTTCTAGCCAGGATCAACGAGATGCTGCAGGGTTCCAAAGAAATGTCCCCGGCCACTCAAGAATTAGCTGTCAAGATAGCCCTGATCGCGGCGGCTGTCGGCCCAGCGTTGATGGTATTGGGACCACTTATCTCACTGGTGGGCGGGGCCATCAGTACCTTCGGGGCCATGGGGATCGCTATAAAAGCCGGGGCC